CATTGTATTGACTTAATGATGCTGCACCAAGATTCATACGGAAATATCCACCAGTAGTATTTTGAGTAATACGCTCAAAAACAATATATAGATTGATATAACTAGCACTTATGCTTGAAACTGTTGTGCTTGTACCTGAAAGCGTTGTTGTGCTTAATAGTGTCATACTACCGCTTGCGGGTGTAGCCCATTTTACCTTGTAAGGTGAAACTGTTGTATCTGCCGTCAAGACTTGAGCTGTCGTACCTATTGGTAAATTATCGTATGTGCCTGATCCTGTGCCAACAACGATGTCACCTGCTGCGGTTATTGTTGTTGCCATGTCATTTGTGATTGTCACGGCACCTGATGTGCCACCTCCTGTGATGCCTGTTCCAGCTGTAACAGCTGTTATGTCACCAACATCATTTGTAATCCAAACAAAGTCCATGTTTGTGTTTGAATTTTTTGCCAGAATTTGACCTGATGTGCCACCTAGTAAATCAGCCATAGCTGTATCCACAGCTTGACCAAATACCTCGAAATCGGCTGGCAAATCCGTGACCAAATCTGTGGCCGTTGGCATTTGCCATCCATAATTGCTCGTTGGATTTGTCATGTTTTCTCCTTACGCCACAATTGTGGCATTAATCCAATCCAGAGTTGGATTGACTGTGCTCCATTGTTCTGTTACCGGCACATCATTCCATCGCATGGCTTGCAATGAGAATGAAATCGGTGAAACAATCATTGAAACGCTGACCTGATTATATCTGGCCGAAAATGTCCAACCTTCAACGAAACCCAGAAAATCGCCGGAATTCATGTTGAGTGGCAAATTTGCTATATTGACCGGCATACCCATAAAGACATTGATGAGATCATCGCGGTCGGCATCGTCAAGCTCTGGATTGGTCAGCTCAAATGTGATGTTGTTGAAATTGAAGCGTGGGTAGGCTCTTAGCTCTAAATAAAAATCGGCCTGATCTTGGGCATCGGCTGCGTGTTTGATTGTTGTGGTAAATATCTGTGAAAGCTGGCCATACAAGCCAACCGATGCGGAATCCACCGCGCTGACTTCCAAAGCTGAATTGTTGCCATACCTAAGCGTGATGGTATTTCTTACATCTCCGGCGCGCGATTGAATGCTCAAACCTGATGCCAAAGCATGATTGGCAGTCAAATCAACATATCCATTGGCAGCTAAATATGTTGTGCGGTGTGTCGAATCGGCATAAAAAATTTGACCTGTAGCGGATTCCCCGATGTAGCCTAAGCCTGATGTGGCCAAAGCTGAAACCAATGAGTAAACATCAATGGTGTCGGCACCGCGATTTTCAAGCTCATAATTGCCGGGCTGGTCAATTTCGCCCAATCCGCTATTTTCCGCATCTTGCCATTGAGTTGTTGGATCGTAAGCATTCCATTGCAAAGCTTGTGGCACTTCTTGCCATGACAAAAACAAAACTTCTTTCAAAATAGTGTAAATTTGATTGCCATCAAAATCATCGCTTAAAACGCCTTCGGTAAGAGCTTTTGGCAATCTAGCCAATGCGCCCAATGCAACAATTCTAATTCGTTGAGCGTAATCAACGCTGCCAACCTCAGCCACGGCAATGCCCACATCAACAACCGAACCGCCAAAAATTGGCACAAATGTAGCTGTGGAATCTTGCAGCTCAATTGTAAGCGAATTATTGATTTCAATAATCACATTTGATTGATCTAAATTAATTAACTCAAGGTTTGTATAACCGGCATTTGCCTGCTCATAAATGTTTGTGCGCCCGCTGGTGATTGTCAGATTTGCGAGAATAGCGGTTTGATATTGCACACCGCCAATAGTGACACGCCAAATCGGATTAAAAATTGTCATAAAAACACCAGATTGGATGCGCCGTTGGTGCCTCGGAATGTTGAGTTGTTTAAAGCGTTTGTAGTTGCCCGGCTAAATGCCTCCTCATCAATAATTGATGGAGCATTGACATTAATTACAACATCCCCGCGTTCTCTTGCGCGAATAGCCATTGTTCGGGCGTTGATGTCACTCATGCTTGCACTAGCAGCAGCAGCAGCAGCAATCAATCGCGCTGTATTTTGTGAGTCTGTTGTACCAGCTCCAGCTACGCCTTCCGTGCCACCTTTGTCACCTTTTATTTCGGGTATTACTGGAATTTTAATTTTGGGTATTACTGCACCGCCCGTGCTTCCACCGGTGCTTCCACCGGTGCTTCCACCGGTGCTTCCACCAGCTGCGCTACCTCTGATAGCTCCGGGTGCTCCACCAACAGCAAATTCTGGCACTTTTTCATCGGAACCAATTAAAGCATTTGCAGCAACCAAAACAGCAGCAGCCAAGGCAACGGCACCAACGCCAAGCAATGGATTAAGCGCAAATGCTGATGCAATGCCAGCTACCAATGCCGATGCTTTGAGCAAATTATATGCGGCAATTAATGACTTAATCAAAACAATTGTGCCTTGAACTGCCGCCGCTATTTTTGATGTGACAAAGATTGTCGCAATAATACCGCCGACAACAACGAGTTGATCTTTTAACTCGATAACTGTGTTAATAATGCCTCTTACCTTTTTGCCCCATTCAACAGCCGTGGTTTGTGATTCTGTCAAACTATCACTCAAGCCGTCTTGTCCCGTTAGACCATCAACAAAACTTTGAAAAACAGGCACAACATTGGTGAGAATAAATGTTGTTAATTCTTGCACGACCGGGAGCAACGCCGCACCAATCTGTTCTTGCACTTCATCAGTTGCAATCTTTATACGGGCAAAAGCCTTTTCGGCACTCTGCGCTTCATTATCGGCAAAACCGCCAAAAGTCTTTGTGAGCGTGTTAAAGACTAAATCAAAATCTTTAGATTTAATAATTGATTGATCTATGCCTAATCCTAATTTACCCAAAGAGGCCAGGTTGCCGTCATAGGCTTTTCCAAGCGCATTGGCAACAGCTTCCAAAGGTTTGCCAGTAGCTGATGAAATATCCAAGGCCAAATTTAATAACTTTTGAGCTTCTTGAACATCTTTTGTTGATCTGGTCAATCGGGCGAATGCTGGTCGCAATTCATCATCTGTCACACCAATTGCAATTGATGTTGTTGAAATGTATTTTTCAACGCCTTTGATTTGTTCGGCTGTTGCAGTAGTTGTGTTTTCAATTGTTAATGCTAAAAGCCGTTGAGCCTTTTCATCAGCTGCCGCGTTTTTAATTGATTCGACCGCAAATGCACCAATTGCAGCTCCGGCAGCTGCAAATGCCAAAGCGGCTTTTTTGCCAAATGCCGTAAATTGATCACCGATGGATTCGGTATCTTTGCCGGCCGTCTTGATGCCTTTTGTAAATTCAGCAACATCTGCCAGCAATGACAGCTTGAGCGTTCTTGATCCTTGAGCGGCCATTTACCACACCTTCACAATCTGTGAAAACGCCTCTGCCCATTGGCTAACAATTTGAGGCTGTTCTGATTTAAGTGTTGGATAAATAAACCAACCTTTTGAGCCGCGACCTTCGCGGCCAGACCAAATTGGAAATTGCCGATATTTGTTTGATCCAAATTCATAGCCGCCCCAAAGTTGCTGAGTCGTGCCGCCGCCTGAGAATTTTTGTGAGGCAAAACCAAATGACATTTCGCCAACCTTGGATGATTTGCTCACCCGTGAGCCTTCGGCAATGCGGCGTGAGGCTGTGTCGCGGCCTTGAGATTTAGAAATGATTTTGCCTTGCAAATAAGTAGCAAGGCCATTGGACACACTTTTGGCTTTTGTGACAGCTTCATCATCCATGCCTTTAAAAGCATAAATAATTGATCTTAGTTCAGCCTTGTCAAAAGCAACCGCATCCTCAGCCATTTCTTTTCTCCAATATCTCTATTGCTGTCAATAAATCCTCAGCTGTTTTAAATTCGCTAAGAGGTTGGCCACTAGCTATGGCTACCTCCCAAAGAATCCTATTTATGCTTCCGGACTTATAGCTTTTGGGTTTGCATCACCAACAATTATGTCAGCAACAGTCTCGCACCAAATCTCAAATGGCTTAGCTGGCTTGCCGGCCATTTCTCTTTTCATTGCGTGGTATGCAAGAAACAACAGATCAGACACGCCCATTTTGTCTTGAGCTTGTCCAATCGTGTTGCCAGTCTTGTTTTCCCATTTTGCCCACTCTGCTGGATGTGCAATGTATGTCTCAGCATTGCCATCCGTGTATTCGATTGTGATTGGTAGTTTCATGCTCCCGTTTCCTATTCTCAGCTAAATGTTGCTACTGGTGTGGTTACGCATGTGAATGCAAGAGAAACAGTCTGTGCATCTGGTGCAGTACCACCAGCTGATGGCAAAATTGGCTGCACATCAAATGCAAATGATGCACCTGTGTCTGCCACAAGCACAACCGCTAATCCAGTCTGTGGTGCGCTTGTTGCAGCTGTCCAAAGTGCTTCGCATAGTGATGATGCTGCTCCCCAGTCTGCAAGCATTTCAACAGCAAATGATCCTTGAGTGTCTGTTGTGTAATAAGCCTTGCCATCAAGCGTTTGATAGGTGTTGATTGTCGAATCAACAGTTAATGTTGCTGATGTGGCTTGAGCATCAAAATCATCACCATCAATGGTGAATGTTATGTCTCTGCCGGTGATGATTGTTGTTGGCATGATTTCTCCTTAGTTGGTGTAATAGGTGCTGACTTGTAAATCGGCTGTGAGGTATTTGCCCGCACCGACTTCCAATGGTTGAGGTTGATTGACATTGCCGACTACATAGCCATTTGGCATTGTGCTAATGATGTCAATCATTAGTTGTTCAAGATTGTCCAAAGCTGCTGCATTGTTAAGATAAGCAACAACACCTGTGACAGTCAGATTGATTTTGACTTTAGTTGTTGCGCCATTGATTAAAACGCTTTCAAGATAAGGTGCATCCGGGATCAAACAGATGCTTGGGCTAGTCATTGCCTCTGGGATGCCGTTATAGACATTGGCTGCAATTGTTGAAAGTGCGGTCTGCAATGGTGTGCGGATGTCAGCTTCAATGGTCATTGGCACATTGCCTCAACATCCAAAAATGGGCCTAACAGGCCAACGACTCTATTTGTCAAGCTGCGACCAAGCACAAATGGTGATGGCTGAAATGTGTCTGACATAATTTGATTGCCGGGAGCTGTAATGCTCTGAAAAATCTCAACCGAAACAACCAAAATTGCGTTTTCAATGGGCGGTGTGCTTGCGTACAGCTGTGCAGCTGATGATCCGCTCAATGTAGCCAATGCGCTTGGAATGAATGGCAATGGGTATGTGCGATCTGCGGCAGCTGTGGCCGCTGTAAATGTAAAAGGCTCAATCCGATCATCGGTGACTGTGTAAGTGCCATTGTAGGTTCCGGCCCCGGTAACAATGACAGATTGCCCCGGCACGAAATAATTTGGCCGGATAGTTGTGAAATAAATGACGGCATTATCCACATTGGCAAATGTCACCGATGATTGGTATTGCGTAAGTAAAGGCAAAATCGTTTGCTCAGCGGAATCTATAAAAGAATCTAGCTGTGCATCAGAATATAAAGAAACCGAGACACCAAGAATGGATCGTAGCTGTGAGGCTGTGACTATTGCTGGCATCT